TGCAATCTTAAATGAACAGGAGCAGGGCGCATGATAGCAACATTAGATAACCAGGAATTGCCAGTGACCAGGCAGATCAATGGCGTGGTGTGGTGTCCACACTGTGACAGAAGCAGACAGCTGACCATGTCACCAGTATGTGCTGGCTGTGGCGCACGATTTGCAGAAAGTGAAGTGCCAGAAGCAGTGGTGCCAGTAGTGGAAGAACCCACTGAAGAAGTAGTCACTGAAGAAGTACCAGCACCACCAAGGCGCAGACGCACCAGTGCCAGTGAATCCTGATGCGTTGCTATAAATGTGATTCAGATCAGCTGGAACTGGCACCACTGTGGCCATATGAAAGGACAACATATGCTGTGGCCAATATAGTCTTGCGCCAGTGCCAGCATTGCGGATTAGTACAGAACCATGTGGGGCATGATGAACCATTACAACCAGCAGATGTGGCCAAGGATGCGCCGCCGCACAAGGGGCAAGGGTAGAAAAATCAGATATATGCAAGACAAGGGAGTGATACCAATGCTGACCTGTGAACGCTGTGGGCATGAATGGCCATACAGGGGCGGTGAATTTCCAGATGCCTGTGCAAATATCAAGTGCAAAAGCGTGTTCTGGGATAAGCCACGCAAGTATTCAAGGACTAGAAAACCAGATTCTGATCGTGCAGGTGAATGATATGCCAGGAAAAAAGATGGGGAAGTCATCATCCTATGGATCAAAGGGCAGGGTGAAACCAGGCCCACCAAAGGATAAGAGGTTGCGCAAGAATAAAGCCAAAACCATGTAGAAAATGACTGCTGTTTTATGGTAGAACAAAAATACCACCACCCAGGTGGGCATAAAAAGGGGATTGTATGACCACAGATAATGCGAATTTTCCAGAAGAAGGGGCAGAAACCCAGGTAGAAACCCATGCAGAAACTACCATTGCAACTGAAGCAGTGGAAACCAATGCCCAGCGCACCTTCAGCCAGGATGAAGTGAACCAGATGATGGCCAAGACCAGAAGGGAAACCAGGTCACAGTTTGGTGATTATAACCAGCTGAAAGAACGTGCGCAGAAGGCAGATGAACTGGAACAGGCACAGATGACTGAAGCACAGAAGATGGAACAAAGGGCAATTGATGCTGAAAGGCGTGCAAGTGATGCACAACAGCAGATTGCGTCTGCCATGATTTCAGCTGAAGTCAAAGTGCGTGCATCCCAGATGGGAATCATTGATCCTGATGCCGCTTTTTTGCTGTTAGATCAAAGCAATGTGATCTACAGCATGGAATCCGGTGTGTCAGGTGTTGATGAAGCCCTGACCCTGTTACTGGAAGCCAAGCCATATCTGAAATCAGCTAATCGTGTACCTAACATCAACCCAGAATCCGGTGCAATGGCACCAGTGTTGCGATTGTCTGAAGATCAAAGAGAAGCGGCCAGGTTGATGGGCATGTCAGAAGAAGACTATGCCAGGGGGCTGTAATCATTAAAGTTCTGAATTGCGGATAGAACGCATAAGGAGAAAACAAAATGGCGCAAGGTTTTGAATGGAGATACAACATCAGTGGTGGAAAACCACTAGTTTTGACATTCTTGATGAAAGATTCTGAAACACTCACACTTGGTGATTTGTTAAACCTGGAATCTGGTGAAGTTGACCTTCTGGCAACTGGTGACACAGCGGCTGTTGGCCTGTTTATGGGGCCAGATGATCCAGATGATGCTGTGGATAGAAAACCAGGCACAGTTGCTGGCACAGACAGCACCACAGTAGTCAGGGCAATTGTGAATCCTGATGCTGTATATGCTGATGTTGATGACACAAATGCCAGACTTCCTGGTGCATTGCTTGATGTTTCCGGTGCAACTGGCGCACAGGCCATTGCATCTGCATCCAATAATGAATTTGTTGTTGTTGCACGCAAGAAACAAGCCAGTGATCCAACATTTGTGCAATTTACTGCACCCACCCACTACCTTTCCAAGGTTCAATAAGGAGTTTTAAAAAATGCCTTTACAAAGTGGCAATTTCCCAGATTTGTTGAAACCTGGGTTGAAAAATATATTTGACGTTGGCATGTCACAACCCAGGCCAATCATGGAGATGCTTTTCGGTGTGGAAACATCCACACGGTTCCAGGAATCCTATCAGGGCATGGGCGCAACTGGATTGGTTCCACCTTTTGAAGGATCGGTGGCATACCATGATTTTGATGCTGGATACCGCACTGATATCCAGAATTATGAATTTGCAATGGGCATCCAGGTGGAGCGCAGATTAGTTGATGATGATCAATTCAATCAGATCAAGCGCAGGGCCAGCAATATGGCTGTGGCGTTCAATAATACAGTGGAAACAGATGCGGCCAATGTCTTCATCAATGGGTTCACTGATTCTGGAACCAACAGGATGGGTGCCAGCACCAATGGTGGTGATGATGTTGGATTGTTAAGTGCGGCACATCCGCACAGCCCAGCCAACAGCAACAACACACAGGCAAATGAAGGCACACTGGCTTTGACAATTGACAATTTGGACACAACCAGACAGGCCATGCGTTCCTTTACTGATGATAAAAGTCAGTTGCTTGGTGTTAATCCGGATATGTTGCTTGTCCCACCAGAACTTGAAAGGACAGCAACCCAGCTGGTCAACCAGCGTGCAATTTATGAACCAGGATCAGCACAGTACGATGTGAACATGTTCAGTGGCAGATTCCAGCTTGTTGTCTGGGATAGGTTGACTGATTCCAATGCCTGGTTCCTGATTGATAGTGCGTTGATGAAACAGCACTTGATCTGGCAATGGCGTATCAGGCCAGAGTTTTCCCAGGCTGAAGATTTTGACGGTCTAACAGCCAAGTTCAGAGGTTACATGCGTTACGGCGTGGGCTGGACAGATTGGCGTTGGGTTTACGGTCAGAATCCATCATAAAAACTAAATAAATCGGGCAAAAGCTGGCGTGGCCATTAGATTGTGGAGTCCTCCATCTATTATGGCCACGCTGGTTCCAAAAAAAAGGAGCTGGCAAAATGCCTACAAATTTTCCATCAGGTGTAAAAAGCAGGGGCGTTCCTGTTGAAGGATTGGGTGGAATTGGAAGCCCACTTTTAACAACAGGCAATGTCTATCATGTAGATAGTGGTGCAGATTCTGCTGACAATGATAATGCGGCCACTAATCCGAAACAGCCAGCCGCCACGATAGATGGCGCAATTGGCAAATGCACAGCCAGCAATGGTGATGTGATACTGGTTGCACCAGGACACACTGAAACCATATCAGCCGCCGCCGCCATCACATTTGATGTGGCAGGTGTCACTGTCATTGGCATGGGTAGTGGTAACAGCAGACCCACCATCACCCTTGATACAGCCGCCACAACTGATATAGATGTGACAGCTGATGATGTGCAAATTCACAACATGATTTTCAGCATGAATTATGCTGATATCACAGGGGTCTTTGACTTGAGTGCGGCAGGATTTGTATTGAACAAATGCAGATTTGTGGATACTGCAACAAATATGAATTTTGTTGACTTGATTGTTGGAACAACCACCAACAATGAATGTGACAGGCTAGAGTTCACCAACAATGTGATTATCAGTCCTGATACAGGAAACAATGGTGTGATTGATATTGGTGGTGATATTGATGGCCTGGTATTTAATGACAATGACATCAATATGGGTGTTGCAAACAGTGAAGCAATCATTTCAGTGGCTACAGGCAAAGATGTGACAAATTGTCGTGTATTACGCAATTACATTTACAGGCTGAATACTGCTGGTGATCTTCTGATTGATTCTGATACCACTGATAATTCTGGCATAATTGCGCACAACAGGATTGGTCATGCTGATACAGCTGGTGAAGTTCTGATTGATGCTGATGGTGTCAGGCAGTTTGATAATCTTGGAACTGGTACTGACACAGCATCAGGCTATGTACTCCCAGCCATTGATAGTTAGGGGGGATAAATGCCATACGGTTATGAATCAGTTACAGTTAACACAGGGGCGGCGTCTGGCGGTGATGGTTCTGCCACAGCCAACAACACATCAAGTCATGTGGTCACTGGGCAGATATGCAGTATTGGTGTGACCTATGGTGATTCACCACCAGCCAGCACAGATGTGACGATTGCCACAGCAGGGAATAACGGCCCTGCTTTGACGTTGTTGACATTGACCAATGCCAACAGTGATGGCTGGTTTCATGTCAGGCACAAGGTTGACGATGAATCAGCGGCTGACATCACATATGATGGAAGCAATGAAGTGTATGACAAGGTGTGTATATCAGATAATATCAAGGTGACGATTGCACAGGCCAATTCACCGGATACGGCTGAAGTGGTCATTGTCTACTATTC